ATTGGATCGACCTCGCCAAGAATGAAAAAGCCGTGTCGGCAGATAAGCGGGTTATTGCAGCAAAGGACAAGCGCAAGGCCGAATTGGCGGAGTTGGGCGCATGAGGGTCTTGGTCGCCTGCGAATACTCAGGAACAGTTAGGGACGCGTTTATCCGCGCGGGGTGCAATGCGACATCCTGCGATTTGCTGCCAACGGACGCGCCGGGCCCACACCATCAGGGCGACGTGTACGACATGCTAGGAGAGCGGTGGGACTTGATTATCGCGCACCCTCCCTGCACGGCCCTGACTGTTGCGGGTAACAGCACCTATGGCGAGGGCCAGCCGAAGTATGCGGAACGCCTGGCGTCGGTGGATTGGACTCGCGCGCTCTGGGAAAAGATGAGGGCCGTGTCGCCTCGCGTCTGCATGGAAAACCCCGTTGGCGTCCTGCGTCGGCTTGGCAAAATGCACGCCCCGCAGTTTGTGCAGCCGTATCAATTTGGGCATATGGAGCAAAAGAAAACGGGCCTATTCCTTCACGGCTTGCCTAACCTGGTGCCGACTAACGACGTTTACGCTGCAATGATGGAATTGCCCAAAAACGTCAGAGAGCGGCTGCACTATTTGCCACCATCGCCTGACCGTTGGAAAATACGCAGCACGACATTTCAGGGCATCGCCGACGCTATGGCAAGCCAATGGGCCGTGACGTGATGAGATCAGCCGTAACGCCCCAACAGGCGGGGCGATTGGCGGAATGGGTGGAGGGCTTGCCAACTCCTTTCACCCTAACCTTCAGGGCGGGCAAGATCCGCACCAACGATCAAAACGCGCTTATCCATCGCTGGTTTTCAGATATTGCCAAGCAGACACACAGCGCAATCGACCAAGTTAAGCGCGAATGCAAGTTTTACCAAGGTTGCCCAATCCTAATGGCAGACGACCCCGCTTTCTGCGCTTTTCTCAAGCACCTTAAAAACCTGACATTGGAGGAAAAGATAGCCGCAATGGATTATGTATCGATTACATCGGCAATGACAACCAAACAGCTAAGTCAGATGGGCGACGCAATGCGCGCCAAGTATCTGCCGCAAGGCATCCACATGACAGACCCAGAGGGCAACAGATGAGCCAGATCAACACAGGCCGTCCAGCGTACCAAAAAGGCCAGACACCACCCAAGGCACCCCGCAAGCAGATGAAGCGCACCAGCAAGCCTAAAGACGTGTGCGAACCGGGCAAGATGTTTGTGTCAGAAAAACTGCGTAAATTTGCCAAGGGCCAACCGTGCCAGATGCAGGGGCCTTGGTGCAATGGCGACAACGAAACAACGGTTCTGTGTCACGTCAGGCGTAGAGCGGGCGCTGGGGCCAATCAAAAGCCGCACGACTGGTGGGCATATCATGGGTGCAGCGATTGCCACGCACGCGAAGATGAGGTCAGCAACCAATACCTGCTACACGCGATACGCCGCACGCAATACGCCGTGTTTGAGCACTTCGCCAGCCTGACCCCGTGATTATTATTCTGTAATATCCGAATTGGGGCTTGCTATGGGGATCATCTAGCCGTAGTGTAGGGATAGAAGCAAACAAAGGATCAAGACCATGAAAATCTTAGCCGACGAAAAAATATATGCAGCGTACCGCGCTAAGGAGGCCAAAGAATCCGCTATAATTTCCGCCAGATGCGGTAACCATTGCAACGCGTTCTTTTTTACGCAACAGGCGGCGGCGTTTATTTTGTATTCGCAAAGCTAAGCCCACAGGCGCACAGATTGCCACGGCTATAAACAAAGCTAAGATTGGCTGGACAGCAATTTCATACGCAACAAAAAAGGCGGTGGCGTAAAGCCCTGCCAAGGAATCCCGCACCTAGAGGGATAACGCCGCAGGGGGCGTTCGGCGAAATACCCTGACCCACCACCCCAACAAAGGATAAGACCATAAAAGAACTTGAAAAGATTCTGGCAAACATCAAGGCTAGGACCATCACGTATGAAGCCCTAGACGATGACGCAGAGAAAGCCGCAGAACATGCTTGCGACGCATGGGACGAGCTTGCAGAGGCATATGCAGCCGAAGACAAAGAACTTAACCGCATAGACATCGAAGGGGAATAACCATGACACAACGAGCAAACGACTTTCTAATCTGGCGTGCGGGGTCGTCGGTTAACTGGGAATGCACTGTGCAAGAGATTGCAGACGAAACAGGGCTATCAGCTAGCAACGTATCATCGACATGCAGGCGCAAAGGCTGGAAGCTAGTTCACGGTAAAGTTGGGAACGACTTTTCAAACAGGGTGAGCATTGACCACATCATGGCAAGCAAGCACTTGCAGGTCAGGGGCGCAACATGAGCCAACACAACACCAAGGGAAACACCATGAAAACTCTACTTAAGCTAACAAACATTGAACGGGTTGCGGTCCATGAAGCACTGGAAGCAATAAAGTCCGCGCCTAAAGGTTCGCTGTTGGTCTATTATCGTGGCGCGGTGGGCAGATGCTCGCCAATCATTATGAGGGACGCACGCGCGGCAGCGGCAGGCGTCGGGGAGCTATGCCAGAAGCCTACGCAGTCCTTTGACCGTCGCGGGTATCGCATCTGGGACTACATGATCCAAAAGCATTCGGTGCCAGCATGAACGTCGCAGAAATGGAAGTGGTTTCACAATTCCCGTTCAAGCTGCCGAGCATGGCAACAAAAATCGAAGGCCACATAGGGCATCTGATGCTTAAAGCTGAGCGCGCCGACGGACACGTCGCAAGAATCCCAAAAGATATGGGGGCCAATTTCGGGGCGGCGCGTCTCGACCCAAACTTCCAAATGAAAAAAGCCATTGAAGTGGCCGAACTTCTAAAGGGTAAGCCACATATGGGTCGGGAGCAAATCGCCGCACTGTTGAACTGCTCAAAGCAAACCGCAGGCGGGCGGGCCGCTTGGGCAGTAAAAATGGGATTGCTTGAAAAAGTCAGCACAGGCACCTTCAACGCAGGACAGCCGACGCTGACTTATTCATTTGTGAAAGAGGGCAAGGCGTGACCGATGACCACACACACCGAGGCGACGACGTGCATTCTGTTGAGGCGGCGATTCGTATGAGAAAAGGAGCGTGGCAATTAGTTGGAACAGAGGAATCAGGCGAAAGCTATATTGTCTATGCACACGGGTATGTTTTGACCGCTACAAAAATGGGAACCCACTGGCTAAACAAAAGCGAGGAGATATTCCCCACTCACTGGATGCCCCTACCCGCAGCACCAACGGAGGGCGAATAGGATGAATATTCCGACAGGCGCAGTAACCGTTGACAGGCACGGTATCGGCTGGGTTTACAGTTGGGGCGTTTGGTTTATGGCCTCTCACTTCAACACCCCCTTGACCCCGCCCCCATAACCAGCGCATAGTTCTTGCATGGGGTTTGTTCTTTTCCCCCTATGCAAGGTTCGTCATGGTTCCTTACTTTGTTGGTAAGTGGCCCGCGTTTTCCTCCCGGATTGCGGGCCACGACAACAGACCAAGATACTATAAGGGCGGGGCTGGCTGGTGCCAGAAGACTTTGCGCGATGCTAGCGTTAGCGATTGTCTAGGGGTGTTCGATTCGCCCCCCTTCATCCAGAGCGCGGATCACGACAAGAACTAAGCCGCTTTGATGATTGCGTTATGGGGTGCGGTTCCCCGCTGGCCTTAGTTGCAACTTATCGGGAATAATTACCCCGAAAATGGCCACCCTAGATGGGGCGCAATCATGAGCGCGGACCTGCAAATTACTTTGCGCCCCTGTCAACAAGGGGTATGGTTCTGGAAATGAGAGCGACATACTGCGGCGAACAGAACCCGCGTCTCAACCCACCTATACGCCAACGCAATTCCATGATAAAAGGCAAGCCATGACAGATAAGAAAACGCCAGAAATCATTGAAGAAATACTTGCTCGCGTAACCAAAGGCGAAAGCATTGTTAAGATATGCGGGTCTGATCGGGATGACTTTACGCCATCAACCGCAGCTTGGTATAAATGGCTTGACGGTGACAAAGACCTTGTTGATAGATATGCGCGCGCGTGCGAGGCAAGGGCCGAATATCTGTTTGAGCAAATCCTAGACATATCTGACGACGGCACCAACGACATGATAAGCACTGAAGAGGGCGAGCGCCTTAACTCAGATCACATCCAGCGTTCAAAGTTGCGCGTTGACAGCCGGAAGTGGATGCTGGCTAGGTTGCAGCCAAAGAAGTATGGCGACAGGATTGAGCAGAATCATACATCTGATGACGGCAGCTTCTCGCCAGCCCGTGAACTGACTGACGCACAGTTGCGAGCGTTAATTGAAGCCAATGACAAGCCCAAGTGACGCAGCCCGCGAACTGCTAACCCGCAGAGAGGCAAGGCGCGACCTGCTGGCGTTTATCCAGTACATGAACCCCGGCTACATCGTGTCACAGTTTGCCATTGATGTATGCCGCGAGCTTGAACAGTTTTACAGGGATGTTGAAGCCGAGTTGCGGCCCGTCTTGGTGTTTGAGGCGCCACCACAGCACGGCAAGTCGGAGATCGTCAGCCGCAACCTGCCCGCGTGGCTGTTCGGTCAAAACCCTGATTTGTCCATTGGCGGCCTGTCATACGGGTCCGACCTTGCCAGCGATATGAACCGCGACATTCAAAAGATCATGATGTCCGACGATTACGCGCGCCTGTTTCCTGATGCATCATTGAACGCCAAGAGGGTGGTCAACGTAGGGGTTGAGGCCAAGCGCAACAGTGAAACATTCGAGATTGTAGACCGTAAGGGCCGATACATGGCCCAAGGTGTGGGTGGACCGCTAACAGGCAAGCGGTTGGACATTGGCATCATTGACGACCCTATCAAGAACGCACAAGAGGCCCTATCACCTGCAACAAAGACAAGCGTTTGGAACTGGTATCAATCAACATTCAAGACGCGCCTGTCGAAGAACAGCGGGCAGATCATCATGGCGACACGATGGGCGCTTGATGACCTCACAGGCCGCATCCTTGAGGCAGAGCCGCGCGTAAGGCGCATCACGTTCCAAGCCATTGACGCCAACGATAAGGCGCTTGTTCCTGAGCTTCACCCGTTTGCCAAGCTGATTGAAACCAAGGCAGGCATGTCGGAGTTCTTTTGGTCTGCCATGTATCAGCAAAACCCCATCACCATCGGCGGCGGCATATTCAAGGACGAATGGTGGCAGTATTACGATCTCCTGCCCGATCTGACTGAACGCAATATCTACGCGGACACGGCCCAAAAAACCAAGCAACAGAACGACTATACGGTGTTCGAGTGTTGGGGTAAGTCACGCCAAGGTAAAGCCGTGCTGGTGGACATGGTGCGGGGCAAGTGGGAAGCGCCAGAGTTGCTAGTGCAGGCGCGCGCGTTCTGGGCCAAGCACAAGGCCGCAACGACAGGGCTGACCGGCACGTTGCGGGCGTTCAAGGTTGAAGACAAGGTATCAGGCACGGGGCTAATCCAGACGCTCAAACGCGAGGGTCTGCCGATGGTGGCGATCCAGCGCAACGTGGACAAGATATCGCGCGCGCTTGATGCCGCCCCAATGGTGGAAAGCGGTAACGTGCTACTGCCCCGCAATGCGCCGTGGCTGTCGGATCTGTTGGCCGAGGCGTCCGCGTTCCCCAATGGGGCGCACGACGATATTCTTGATCCAATGTTTGACGCGATTGCGGATGTGCAGTATGTTAGGTTACAGCCGTCTATCCGCGCCCTATAGCATAACGCGCGCAACCATGCTATAGGGGGCGAAACGCTTTCTCGGAGACGCAATGAAAATCCGCAACCCTTTCCGCAAACCACCCGAAACCAAGCAAAGCGCAACAGGCGCGGCTATGGTTATGAACCCTGGTCAACCCGCTTGGTCTAATCGAGATTATGCAGCGTTTGCCGATGAGGGATACCGGCGCAACGTTGTGGCATACCGATCGGTCAACATGATTGCGGACGCGGTTGCATCGGTCGTCTGGACGCTGTTTCGTGGCGATACCGAGATCAAGGAAAGCCCAATCCTTGACCTGATCAAGAACCCAAACCCAATGCAGTCGGGCAAGCAATACATGCGCGCCAAGGTTGGCTTCCTGATGATTTCAGGCAACGGCTATGAGGAAAAGGTAGAGGCGGGCGGGCGCATTGCCGAGTTGTACCAGCTAAGGCCGGACCGAATGACGGTTGTGCCTGGGATTAACGGCTTCCCCATTTGCTACGAATACAAGGCAGGCTTGAAGACTGTTAAGTTCCTGCTTGATGAAGTAGGCGCGGGCGATGTGCGACAACTCAAGCTGTTCAACCCATTGAATGATTTTTACGGCATGAGCCCGATTGAAGCGGGTTCCTATGCGATTGACCAGCACAACCTGTCTATGTCGTGGATGCAATCGCTATTGCAAAACAGCGCGCGGCCAAGTGGGGCGCTCAAGGCATCCGGTGAACAGCCATTATCTGACGAGCAGTTCCACAGGCTAAAAACCCAGCTTGAAGAACAGCACCAAGGCGCGAAAAACGGCGGGCGGCCAATGTTGCTTGAAGGCGGTCTTGAATGGCAGCAAATGGGAATGTCGCCGTCCGACATGGGTATCATTGAAACCAAATACTCTGCAGCGCGTGACGTTGCGCTTGCGTTCGGTGTTCCTCCCCAGCTTCTAGGCATCCCCGGCGATAACACCTATGCGAACTATGCAGAGGCACGTCTGGCGTTCTGGGAGGACACAGTTATCCCGCTGGTCAACATGATTGGCGAAGACTGGAATGCATCAATTGCTGATGAAGGCACAGAGCTGCACCCCGATCTAGACAAGATACCCGCCATCGCTGACAAGCGCATGACGCTATGGACCATGGCGGACAAGGCAACCGACCTAACAATTAACGAACGGCGCGAACTCAAGGGGTTTCAGGCAATACAAGGCGGCGACGTGCTTCTTGTGGGTCTTGGGCTGATGCCATTGGCTGACGCGTCCACAGGCTTGGGCATCGGCGAAAACGACATTGACGCCAAGGCTGCGGCGCATATCATGGGTTACGATGTCAAAGCGACTGATTAACGGATCGCCGCAAACTGAGCAGCGCAGGCAAGAACGTCTTCTGATCCTGATGGAGCGGCGCTTCGGTCGTTTATTGGCTGCTGAGGTGGCACGCGCGTCCCGCGTTATGTTGCAGCAATACGAGGCGACAGGCGCGGCCCCGTCATTGCCCTTAGATCATGTGCAAATCATGGCCCAAATATACCAGCAGATGACGCTGGT